AACAAAAGAATGGACAACTGATGGGAAACGTGATAAGTTTTGGTATCCTATGTATTGCGAATTATATCGCATACCATCGTTCAATTGAGTTAGCCCAGGGGAGAGAATTGCGTGCTTTTTCAGCAAGAATCCCTCATGTGCTAATCAACGGTGATGACATTCTTTTTAAGACTAATGACCAGCGTTATAAAATCTGGTTAGATACAGTCAAAGAATTTGGCCTTGAGCCAAGCGTAGGAAAAAACTTTATTTCGGATCGTTTCTTACAAGTGAATAGTGAGCTCTATAGAGTTGATACTTTCCTCGATGGTTTCCAAAGTGGAGTTCGAGATCTTCGGGTCGTGCCTTATGTTAATTTTGGCCTTTTGACGGGGAGAAATAAGAAAGATTGCTCTAAAGACTATTCTATTTGTAATTTAAGCTTAGGTGCCGCTTTTAGTGCATGTTGGGTCCTCAACAAACAGATAAGAGGAAGTGCACAAACCTTCGTCGATTCGGATGAACTAATCCGACTGCAACAAACTGCCGAGCAGGGTATCTTCGCACGCTTTCTCAATAATGAGGGGTTGGAAGGTTTTCCCGAACTTGGGGAGTTTGTTGGCGGCATCCCGAATGGGATGATAGATGCTGACAAGTCGTTTCTAGAAAGACTTGCGAAGGTTGAAAAGCGATTTATCCACTTTCAATCTGATGTTGAACAGCGGATACAGAACATACTTGGAAGATTGAGAGTTATCCCTTCCGTAATTTCAAAACTTACGGGTGGTCTTTGCGATAAGATTTTATGTCGTTTGAATCCATTAATCGACTATCATGTGAATGGTTTATTGGAGAATGTTGGGATTTTTAACCCATACGCTCCAAGAAGCCATTTCACTAATAGTCTGTCATTTGGTGGACCCATGTTTCGACAGGATATCTATGAAGAATTATTCCCAACGGATATTATTATGTCCGGTTTAGAGCTAGAGCCTTTCCATGAGCAATCCAGTAAATTGGAGCGCGGGAGGGTAACTGTAGGGATAGATCGCAGAAGAGATGATTTTATCAATCAATTCAAGAGGACAGGTGGACTTAATCTCATTGAACCTGATTTTGTTCCAGAGATGGAACCTAGATTTGTTAAGATCTAGGTGCATACTCCTTAAGGAGTAAGAGCTTATCGGGGTAGAACCACCCGACTGGTAAGATAATATAA